GGTGCTAGTCAGTTTTCAGGTCATGAGCCGCGGCATGGGCCCCCTCGAGAGCGGCGATCTTCGTACCGCAAAGGCCGCTCCCGTTGATTCACGTTTTCAAGAAGTATACGATCTAGGACAAGTCGATGTTGGCAAAATATGGGCCACGCAGATTGCCGGCAGCGCCGCGATGAAGGCACTTAAAGAAGAGATCAAGAAGTTCTTTACCAAGGGCCCCTGGTCCACGGCCGCGCCGGCACTTTGGAACATCGCCGCTCCGGACGCTTTAGCGACCAATATAGAGGCATTACTAGATTTTTTTGGTGCTGGCCTCACCCCAGAAATCGAGGGCACCACAGTGGAGGATGGCCCCGGCACCGTCACGACTGCGACCGCGACCCAGCTTCCCACCGAGCGCCTTAAGCAGCTAATCAATTTTCGTAATCTTAAGCCGCTAGATTTCCAGTGTTTTCTGGTAGAGAATATTGGCCTTCTGGCGGATGTTCAGGACAACAATGCATCTTATGAAAACCTTATACAAATTCAAACCATGAGTGAACGGACTGGCATTGATCCTGGAACTTTAATTTCCGTATTAAAACATGGCGGAAAAACCGATGCGGTGAAGGCACTTTTAAATTTGTCGCCGGCGATGTATGGCGCGCTAGTACCGCATATTAGAATATATCGCGTAGATTACAGTCCCACCAATCCATCCAAGCCGATCGCCCAGCAAGAAATTCCTATTCCTAATTTTGTTGATCCCACCGATATTACCCAATTAACAGGAGCAGGAGGGGGCAGGTATAAGGGTTGGGGACTTCAGTCTTTCAATTGGAGCCTAGATGGAGTACAGCCCGAAACGGTCGATAATAATATCACAGCCACTCTACAATTTTATTTTCAAAGCGTGCAAGATTTATTTCAAGGATCGTTGGCAGCCGGGCAACCAACTCCCAATCCCCTTGACCTTTTAATTTCATCGCGCACATTAAAGACACTTACGTCGACAGACGAAGCCGCAGACGACACCGAAGAGATTAGTCTTCCGCCTCCTGACTGTAAAGATATGCTCAAAGATAATCTTCATCAGGCATATGAGGGAGCTAATTTTCGTATTAAAGTGGTGGCAGGATGGGCAGTTCCACCGCCCGGTACTCTGAAGCGTATAATACCAGAGAAAGACAAGGCGGAAATCGACGCGCTGCGTGATGCCCTAGCGGCGACTCAGACTACTTTGTATCTTCAACAGACTCGTCATAATCTAGATTTTAAACAAGATGGCTCAATTACCCTATCCATCAATTATCAGGCAGCTTTAACAGGGATACTTACCGATCAGCGTACCGACATTCTAGGACCTAACGACATCAGCGTGAAGCCCTTGTTAAAAGAGAAGGAAAAGGTTATTAAGGACGCGCAGGCCGACGTGGAGAGCGCGAGGGAAGATGTTGTAGCGGCCAGAGAAGCCCACGCAACGCACGAAGGGGGGGGCCTTGAGCAGCCCGAATTACGATTAAAGGCTAAGAAAAAAGCACTCCAAGAAGCTCTCGAAGTAAAACAAGATATTATAAATATGAACCGTCTTCAGAAATATAAAAGATTTTTGGCGCGCCTTTACGGAAGAGATGGGGATGGTACGCAAACCGCCCGGGCGCCAAAGATTTATGCACTTGAGGTCGATCCAAAAGAATTATTTAAAGTACCGATTGCTCAAGAACGGGATCCCAAAGTAAGAGCCAAACGAGCTTTAATGCGAATGTCGCTGAGCAGAGAGACGCGTGGATTTCGGGCGAGCGCCTTGGGTGAGTTCAGCGCTACCGGTACAGCCGGCGCAAATACGGATTTACTTGAAGACGGATTTACTTGAAGTAGTTCAAAAGAAAATTAATGAAGACCTTCAATTGCCGAAAGGCGAAAAAAAGAAAAAATATGCGGATATGGCCAAAAACTTTAAAGCGTCGTGGAAGTCCGCGCTGGGCAAAGAGGAAAATATTATTATCCCCTATTTTTATTTAGGCGACCTTATAGACAATATTCTTGAAAGCAACGAAGACTTAAGGAAGGACAATGGTGAAAATAAAACATACTTCTTCACTGGGCCCATGGATGTTATAAACCCTCTTCTTTTATACGCGGCCGGAAATGTGGAAGAGATTTTGTGCTCTTCGACGTTAAATGACGCCTCGTTGTTGCGCCAGTTGAGAGCCAGGAAGCTGATGTTTAAGGGAAAAACCTATAAAAGAATTAATATTGGCAGTATTCCAATATCTCTTGACCTTTTTAACGTGTGGTTTAAAAATAATGTTATTGTAAAAGAAAAAAATTCTTATTATTTACAACACTTTATAAAGGACCTTTGCGCCTACTTAGCAACCGATGCCCTTAATGGAGAATGTTTTGGAGGTCGCAACAATATTAATAATATTCGGTTTGATGCAGCGCCCATTAGTTTTCATAATAAGTTAGAGAGCGGCGCCCCCCGCATTCACCGCGGTGGCGTGATCAAGGCAGCCACTGGCACCCGGTCACTGGGTCAAGCAATGGGTGCGCTCGATGGTAACAATGATATCCCCCCAGACCCAAAGGACGTCGAGGCTTTGAAGAAGTATGATATGAGCACCGGCCTTGTGATATATTGTACTGATGCACTCCCCAGTGTACGCTCGGGCGACTATGACAAAGATTTAAATAATGGAATTTATCATAATTACATTGGCTCATCTGCGGGACTTGTGAAAAATATATCTTTTTCTCGTATGGATCAGGAATATTTACGGGAGGCCAAAATTCAAAAGTATGGAGAACTGGGCGCCGCCCAACTGAGGGAACTTTATAGTGCAAACATGGAAATGGTGGGGAATGCTTTATTTAGAAATGGTCAATATACCTATATCTGGCCCACTATGATTGCAAATGATAAGTTATTTGCGCGTTTATTGGGGATAGGTGGTTATTTCTTAGTAACAGGGGTATCGCATACTATCTCCCCCTCGGGATATAACGTATCGGTACAGGCGCTTCAAGAGGGGATGCGTTTTGATGCTGAGCCCCAGACTGTGGTGGCCCAAGGCGTCGCCGACACCCCCAGTCTGAGCGACAACCCTGCCGACGTCCCGCCTCCCCGTGATGAAGTGATTCTTTCGGCCGATGACTTTTTCGCTCAGCAGCGGCAGGGCGAAGGCGGGGTGGAGGGTGAGGTGTTACCGGATGACATCCTCGCCGCAGACCGCGGCGACGAGAGCGCCGCCGATGAAGGCGACGTGGCTCCCTAAGACAATTAATTATTTCTTACTATTTATGGAAGAAGGGAACGGAGACAAATAGGTGGCAAACGGGAATAATACATTTGATTATCCAGCAGAGGACCTTCTAAGGCCAGGAGGACAGAATGGCCTAAGCGCTCGTGCAGCTTTTTATCAGCGATCGTTGTATAAAGAAGCTGTTTACCCAGCTACCCTTCCCTATCCTTTAGATACGTGGTATGATAAATTTCTTTACGGGAGGGTTGACGTATTCCAAAATTCCATAATTCTGAAAAATCAATATTTAACGTCTATTAAGAGTGCTGATGTTCCCAATATTATGGCTCTGCGCCCTGTCGTGACAGCTTTTGAAAAATTTTCTTACCACATGAAAAAGGCATTCTTTATGGGGGTAGTCTCAAGAAATGCCAATCCTCGTTTGTTAGATCTTAAGGCACTCCGCGCACATCAACCAATTAATAGTAAACATGAAATATTTTCTCAACATTTATTTAATGTATTTTTAACAACATTGCGCGCGGCAGAGGCAAATCAAATTACGGACTTTAATAGCTTTATAAAAATTTATAAGAGGTATCTTTTACCCATTGCGGCCGCCACTCCCATAAGTAAAACCAACTTTGTTATTTCACAGAACAATAATCTTTTCACAACGGGTCTAACTATAGCCATTGCTAAGGAAGATAGTGGCGATGACTTTGTTAAGTATAGCCAATTTGTGGGAGATCCGAATTTTAATTTTTTTAGGCAATGCGCCAAAAAGTTCGGGTTTATAGTAAATAAAAATGCGCCATGGTTGCTGACGGCAGATCTGTTTTCTACGGCCTTTCTTCAGACAGCGCTGGGGGATGTGATTACAACCGAGGGGGCCATGATTAATAAACAAAACTTTTTTAATATTTATTATGATCAACCCCATACTAATGACATAGAAGATATTGCACGAATCTTTATTAATTCCTATAGAGCTTTACTTAGTGTAAAACCATTCTATGATCACGAAACTCGACATCTTCGCCAGTCCACGGCTTTGGGAGGGGAGATTTCCACAGTAGGAGTTGGCTGTCCCGTCATAACGAAAGCGCGAAAGCCCTTAAGTCTTACGGTGGAACAGGTATTAAGTGGCGATATGGGGGGCACTAATTTAACACATAAGTTTCTGATTGATATTTATGCTGAGTTGAGAAATACCGAAGTTGGAAAGCCTCTAGGTAACAAAAAACTTCAAGACCTTAAACGAAATGCTTACTCCGCCTACCAATTAAAAGTTCGTCCAGAGCTCACGGGCCTCCAGAATGCAGCTGACTATATCAACACTATCTATCGAAATTACATTTATGATCGCGGCGCCGTGCGTCTGCAAAAACGTAATGCGGCCGGTGGAAAAGGGGTTGACAATCGCGCCAGAGGTGGTAGAATAATCACAGAGTCAGATTTGTCCCGACAACTCTACTAGGAGGAACGTTGCTTTTTCAGGTACTGGATACCAAGTCCGATTGTTTCGGATATTATGCCAATAATTTAATCATTCCCAATAGGCGCCCCCCCCTGGAGGGTGAGACGTGGGAATATTCCCCGCACCTTGAGGGCGACACTTATGAGATAGCTCGCATTTATACGCAAGGAGCCACACTTACAGACGTTTGTCCGGAGGAGATGAGGGAAGACTGGGGCGAGATTAAAAAGACGCTTAAAGGATGCCTCAAGGCCTTCAAAACTGCGCGTCTATCTTTGGACGAGAATTGTCTTTATGATGCAATTCCTGAATATTTTTTGTTTCAATATTTGGAGGCGAGAAATAAGATAACCAAGCACGTTTTAGATACTTGCTCTCGTCCTCAAAATTATGATTTCATGTATAATCTTCTGGAGATGCTATCTGACATTCGAGGCCGTGCGCTTAACATAGAAATTGAGCCCATCGCACATCTTTTGAGTTCGGTGCGTGGGAAGAACTTTTTACGGACCTTACATGATGTAAAACATATCTGTGACTATAATCCATGGGGCACAGTAACGGGTAGATTGGCGACGAATCCTAATACCTTTCCGATATTGACAATGAATAAAGAGTTTCGTGCGTGCATCAGGCCGCAGAACGATTGGTTTATTGAGTTGGATTTCAACGCAGCCGAACTCCGTGTGCTATTGGCTTTGGCGGCTAACCCGCAGCCGCCCAATGACATCCACGACTGGAACGTTAAGCACGTTTTTAATAATAAGTTAACCAGAGAAGAGGCCAAGACTAAGACCTTTGCGTGGTTATACTCACAACGCGCCAATGCCCAGCTAGAACGACTCTATAATAAGGAGGCCGTAAAAGATAAATACTGGGACGGTTTTAAAATTGAGACAGATTATGGTAGAACAATAAAAGATGTAGACAAGCATCATGCTCTAAACTATATTGTTCAAAGCACTACAATTGATATGGTGCATGAACAAGCGCATAAAGTATATAAGCTCTTAAAAGGGAGGAAAAGCTATATCTCCTTTTTGATCCATGACGCAGTATGTATCGACCTTGCTGAAGAGGATCGATACGAAATTCTAAATTTACTTGACACCTTCAAGAAAACAAGATATGATATGTTTAACGTGAATGTTTCCGCCGGCAAGAACCTGGGCGCTATGAAAGAGTTGAGATTATGAAAAAAAAATTATATTATAAACTTGTCCGCGACCGCATCCCGGAAATTATCGAGGAGACCGGAAAGAAGTTTTCGGTATCACAAATGCACGGCGAGAGGCTTCAAAGCTATGCAATGAGGAAACTTCAAGAAGAGGTCCAGGAGTTTGTAGAAAATCCGTGCGCCGAAGAAGCGGCCGACATTATGGAAATAATGAATTTTATTTGCCATCGACTTGGCATCCATGATCATACGATCGTGGCCGAGTGTACCGCGAAGCACGTAAGCCGTGGGGGCTTTGATATGGGTTTAATTTTGGAATGGGTTGAGGAATGAAAATTGTAGGTTTAGGGTCCGCCGGCTGCAATATTGCGAAAGCTTTTTCTAAGTTTTCGCAATATCGGACGTACGGAATTGACACCCATAAAGACGCAGATATTACTATTAAGAAAAGAAAGAGCCATGAAGCCTATGATGTACACTTTCCTAACCTTAAGAGAAAACTTAAGTTTGTAGATAGTGATGTATACGTGGTTGTCTGTGGAGCAGGCCAAATTTCGGGGGGCATTCTTAGACTCCTAGAACAGATACAAAATAATAGAATCACGATTTTATATATTCAGCCTGACTTAAGTCTGGCTAGTAAAGTTCAACAAATGCAAGAGCGTATCGTGCGCAATGTTTTACAAGAATATGCACGCTCCGGCGTAGTGGAAGCAATTTGGCTCATTGACAATCAGCTGATAGAAAAAGGGATTGGGGATGTTCCGATTATGGGATACTATGATGTTCTTAATCAAGCTGTTGTTAATACAGTTCATATGATAAACATTTTTAAAAATTCTGAGCCGGTGATAGGTAACTTTATTCAGCCTACAGAGCTAAGTCGAGTGGCCACGCTCGGTATCCTTGACGTAGAAAAAAAGACCGAAAAGTGGTTTTTTGACTTGATAAACGCACGGGATGTGGTATACTACTATGGTATCAATGAAGAAGAACTTCAGGAGAATGGAACATTGTTTAGACAAATTACTGACTATGTTAAATCGCGCGTGACAACTGGCGTAAATGTTTCTTATGGAATTTATAAGACCACCTACGATCAAAAATATTGTTATTGCATTAAGTATTCATCTATGGTACAATCATTTTTAGACGATCAGGAGATTAGCTGATCGTACTCTAACCCAACTATGAAAGGAAACAAAATGGGTATTAATTTAGACAAGATGAGAGAGAAGCTCTCGTCCTTACGTGGAGAGGGAAACTCCTCAAATGACACTTTCTGGCGCCCCGAGGATGGGGACCAGGATATTCGAATCGTTCCGACATCGGACGGGGACCCCTTCAAAGAGATGTGGTTCCACTACAATGTCGAAAAGGGGGGCTTCTTGTGCCCCAAGCGAAACTATGGGGATGAATGTCCCGTATGTGAATTTGCGTCGCAGCTGTGGCGTGAGGGCGTCGACAAGAACGACGACCACAGTAAGAAGATTGCCAAGTCTTTGTTCGTAAGGCAGCGTTTCTTCTCTCCCGTGATGGTTCGCGGCGAGGAAGAAAGAGGCGTACGTATATGGGGCTACGGTAAGACGGCTTATGAGAACCTCCTGACGTTGGTTCTCAACCCTGAGTATGGTGATATCACCGACACTGAGGCTGGCACCGATCTTACAATGACATACGGTAAGCCTCCGGGAGCCTCTTTCCCGCAGACTAAGCTTGTACCGCGCCGTCGATCCTCCCCACTATGTGAGGATCTGACGCCCGATAAATGTGCGGAGTTGCTAGATAGCATTCCAGACTTCACTGGCTTATTTGAACGAAAGACAACGTCGGACGTTCAGACTATTCTCGATAATTTCGTCCACTCCCAAGTGGATGATCCCGAAACGGTTAGTAGTGAGACGGAGAAGTATGGTAAGACCACAGGTAGCGAAGCTAATGCTGTTGACACGGCCTTCGCAGAGCTGGGATCTCTCTAGATTTTAGGGAGGGAAATATATGACACGCAAACTATCACTTAAAGCAATCCAGAGCGTAGTAGATAAATTGGAGCTTAATCCAGCAAATGTTTTGGTGGACCTTGAAGAATCAGAATTTTGTGACTCTATCTTTGGAGTTCTCTCTAGAGGGAATAGTCTTAGTAATGATGATGTTGAAGAAGCACTAATTCTTAGTGTTCCTACATGTACTATACGCGATGTTTTGGGAGGAGTATCGGGGATGTTTTTGAAAAGCGGAAATGTACCAGGAGTTGAACTCTTGGGTGATGGGACTTGTAATATTGACCCATTTGCCCGAGTGTTTGCGATCAATGAAATCTCAATAGAGGATATAAAAAATGGAGTTCAAAGGATGTATCGTTCGGCAGAAGCAGCTGAAGTCGTGCATCAACAAAACCCATCAATAGAAAAATCTAATATTGGGGAGAGATTACCTTCTAAGGCGCCAGCGCGGCAGAAGTACGGCAGCAAATTATGGTTGTGGAATAAGGAGTATATTGATGGACTCACATTTTCACCAAGTGCACAGCGGCTAAAGATAGTTGAAAGTGGGTAAGAATCCCCCCCGCAGGGAGGCCCGGGGTTATAGGGGTCTCAATTTAGAAAGGAAGAGTTATGACTACTGAAACGAATCGACTTGAAGAGCTTATTGCACTTCTTGAGAACACTCGCGACGATCACGAAAAGTTTTTTGAGCGCGGTAATAATGCCGCCGGGACTCGTGTTCGCAGGGTAATGCAAGAAGTTAAAGCATTGGCTCAAGAGTTGCGTACTGAAGTCCAAGAGACTAAGAACGCAGACTAAACTCTGAGAACCGCAGGGAGGCATGGGTATACAGATGTCTTATACTTATCATAAGAAAGGGAGAAAATGGGAAATATTAGAGAGAGACTGCAGCAACTGAATATTGCTGATGATGATTATGTTTACCTTAACTATGAGGACACTACCGAGGTATGGCATATTTCCGACGACTATATTGAAGTGGCTCTGAACGAGACGGATACTGCGCGGATGCTGGCTGCTCTGTTGGCCACCCCGCATGTTACTGTTTATTCACGTTATGAAGAAGATGTACTTGATGCGATGCGAGACGAGGGCTTGCTGGATGATTATGATAGGGAGGCGTGGTTTGAGGCATATCTTGCCCAGACCCTGCAGACGCATGCGTATGAATATGATCTGTTGACAATTTCTACCGAGCTTCACGATCATAAACGCGGAACCTGTGAAATTGCTGCCAATGTTAAGGTAAAAGCCGGAGATTTATACGAGTTGGGCGCAGGCGCCGATTCGTTTGTGTCTGGTTTTGAGGTGGTCGTCCAGACGGAAAATGGTCTGTTAACTCTGGAGGCTTAAATTAGATGGCCAAGAGTAAATCCAAAGCAGGCAAGATATCAATTGATGGGTTGCGCACCTTAATCAACAAGACTTCTGGGCTAGAGGTTGCTCACAATCTCAATGAGGCAAATCCAACCGAAGTAAAAGAATGGATTCCAACTGGTTCGCGCTGGTTGGATTCTATTGTTTGTAGGGGGCAATTGGGGGGCATCCCGGTGGGGAAGTTCACGGAGATTGCTGGCCTCGAATCGACAGGCAAGTCTTTTATGGCTGCGCAGATTGCTGGCAACGCTCAGAAGATGGGGATGAATGTTATCTATATGGATTCTGAATCAGCGATTGATCCAGGCTTCCTTGAGCGCGCCGGATGCGACATAAACGAACTCATCTATGTTCAGGCACAGTCCGTTGAGCATGTACTAGAAACTGTTGAAAACGTTTTGAAGTCAGGAGCAGTAAGAACCCTATTCATTTGGGACTCTTTGGCTATGACTCCGACCATCACAGATGTAGAAGGGGACTTCAATCCTCAATCCACCATGGCAATGAAGGCACGCATACTTTCAAAGGGAATGTCCAAGCTGACCATTCCTATTGCCAACACTCGGTCGGCCTTTCTGGTTCTCAATCAGTTGAAGACCAATATTCCTCAAGGACCAAACGCTCGTATCGTTGCAATGACGACACCCTTCATCACCCCCGGCGGAAAGGCCATGCATTATGTATATTCTCTGCGCGTGTGGCTCACGGGACGCAAGGCCAAGTCTGCTTTCATCGAGGATGAGAGCGGCTTCCGCATCGGCTCCGAGGTGAAGGTCAAACTTGAGAAGTCTCGCTTCGGAACACAAGGGCGCAACTGTGCGTTCAAGATTCTATGGGGCACCGACGCGGTTGGTATTCAGGACGAGGAGAGTTGGCTGGAAGCCATCAAGGGCTCCGACAATCTTAAGCAAGCAGGCGCATGGTTCTCCCTGGTCTACAAGGACGGAACCCAAGAGAAGTTCCAGAGCGCTCATTGGCTTTCTAAACTGGAAGACAAGAAGTTCAGAAACCGAGTGTTCGAGATCATGGATGAAGAGATCATTCGTAAGTTCGATACCCGCGAGGGTAGTGCTGAGGATTTCTACGACGTAGATAAAGAATAAGACTATTTATAAGTGATGAAACTTATAATGGAAGGCTGGCGAGACTTTTTAAGCAAGGAGCGCTCAGCCCCTGAAAATAAAGATAAAGAAAAGCTTCCGCCTCCTTCCTCAGTGGTAACCGCTCTAATGAAGCGCGCCGGCTTTTCGAGAGACGAGGCCGAAAAGCAGGCAAAAAGACAAGTTGATCTAGAGGAAGCTATGAAGTCCTCCCCAGAGGAAGCTGCAGCAGCAGCCGAACAAATTCAGTCATCCCCCGAAGGACAAGAGGCCCTCGAAGTAGCGGCACAAGACCCCAAAGTGCAAGCAGCATTAGAGCGCGCGGCGGCAGAACTTCAACAGGGAGCCTTGCAAGAGATTGACGATCCCGGCCAAGAGGAAAGGGAAATGGTGGGCGGAATAGTTGCAGGGGGAGCCACCGGTGCTTTTGTCACGCAAGCTGTTGCACTCACTGCGTGGCCAGAATTGATGGCTGCAGTTGCCGAATTACCTCAACTCGCCGCGTTACTAGGCGGAGGCGCAGGTGCAGCCGGAGGCCTTGGCCTCGCGCTCTTGGTCAATCATCTGCGACGAACCGGGAAGATCGACGAGGGCTGGGGTAACGTCAAGAAAACTGTTGGAAAGGCTGTGGAAAAGATCAAGGGCCTGGCGGACCCTGCGGAAGAGGAAACTTCTCCTGGGGAGCCCGAGTGGGAAAAGCATCAAGCCGCATCCTCTCGTAATGTAGCAGATGCCCGGGCAAAGCGCCCCCGGATCGGCTCGCGAAGTAGCTACGAATAAACTCAAACTAAACCCTTGACTCCGAGGTTCCTGTAAGGTATACTCATAGGAGCTTCATACGTTAGGGGATACACATGAAAAGAGTAATGATCGTTGACGCTCTCAACGCCTACTTCAGGGCGTTTATCGTCAACCCGAGCCTGTCTACTCACGGGCAGCCCATCGGTGGCCTGAAGGGCTTCCTAGGCATCTTGCAGAAGCTGTGTCGGGACATCAAGCCAGATATGGTGATGATTATCTGGGACGGCCCGGGCGGAAGCCGCAAGAGGCGAGAACAAAACAAGAACTATAAGGCCGGCCGTAAGCCCATTCGAGTCAATCGCCAGACTGATTTGACTCAAGAGCAGCAGCAGGCTAATATGGCGTGGCAACAGCTACGCTTGATAGAGTATCTTAACGAGCTTCCCGTTGTTCAATTACGTTTCGATGAAGTTGAAGCCGATGATGTTATCGCTTACGCTACTCAGTTGGAGCACTTTGAGGGATGGCAGAAGGTCATTGTGTCGAGCGACAAGGATTTTATTCAGTTGTGCGATAATGAAACTATATTGTTCCGACCAATTCAGAAGAAGATTCATACCAAGTTAAATGTGGTAGAAGATTTTGATATCCACCCACGCAACTTTGCCATGGCTAGGGCCATCGCGGGAGACCCCTCAGACAATCTTAAGGGAGTTCCTCGAGCGGGTCTCAAAAGTATTTCAAAAAACTTAAAATTTCTTAGAGAAGATAAGGATGCGACATTGCAGGAGATTTTTGATTTCTGTCTCAAAAGTGACTCTAAAGCTAAATTTTTCACGAACGTTTTGGAGTACAGAGATGTAATTATAGAGAACTATAAACTGATGCAACTTTACGCTCCTGCACTCTCGCTCCAGTGCCGCGAAAAGGTGTATTATACGTTGGACAATTTTGAATACGATTACAACAAAACTGAGATTATCCGAATGATGAATCAAGATGGTTTTGGAGTATTTAATTGGGATGATTTGCACGCAACAATGAACCGGATTTGTATTGACAAAGCACTTAAAGACGGGTAAGATTAAGTCATGGAGAAAGCAGTGAAATTAAATGGTGGCCCCGTTAACTTTTCGAAGTACGGGAAGTCTTTTCAGGAGAAGCTTTGCATGGTAATCCTTGATGACCGGTCCTTCGCAGATCAAATAGAGGAAGTCTTGGATGTAAACTTTTTAGAATTAAACTATCTTAAGTTATTTCTAAATAAGATTTTTGATTATCGCAAGAAGTACGGCGTTCACCCATCACGCGACATTGTGAAAATAATTTTGCGCTCCGAACTTGATAATGAGAACGAGCTAACCGCCAAGCAGACCAGAGAATTTTATGTTCGTAGCCAAATTACCCAGCTAAGCGATGTGGAGTATATAAAAGACACCTCACTAGATTTTTGCAAGAAGCAAAATTTGAAGTCCGCAATGGTTAAATCTATCGGCCTCCTACAAAATTCATCCTTTGATGAAATATCCCAGGTTATTAATGACTCGCTCAAACTTGGAATGGACAATGAGGAAGGCTATGATTATAAGAAAGATTTTGAGGAGCGATTTAAGCCGCGCCTTCGAAACCCTCTTACAACGGGGTGGGACCTTATCGATGATATCTGTAAAGGAGGCCTAGGACAAAAAGAGCTGGGAGTGGTAATTGCTCCAACAGGCGCTGGGAAGTCGATGGCGCTCGTACACTTGGGAGCCCAAGCCTTAAAAGAAGGTAAGACTGTCGTTCATTATACGCTGGAATTACAGGATCTTGTGGTAGCGACGCGTTACGATTCGTGTCTTACCAAAATTCCTCTCCAAAATCTCGCGGGCTTTAAGGAAAAGATATACGAAGAAGTTCAGGATATTCAAGGAAAGCTTATTATTAAGGAATATCCCACCAAGACAGCATCTACTCAAACTGTGCGAAATCATTTAGAAAAACTTAAGATGCGCAATGTGTCGGTAGATATGATTATCATTGACTATGGAGACTTGCTTCGGCCGGTCCGATACCTAAAAGAAAAAAGGAACGAACTCGAATCTATTTATGAAGAGCTACGCGCAATCGCATCTGAATATGAGTGCCCCGTGTGGACTGCATCCCAGACAAATAGATCGGGGCTAAACGCGGAAGTGATTACGATGGAATCAATCTCGGAAGCATTTAATAAGTGCTTCGTGGCGGATTTTATTTTTAGTATTTCCCGCACTATTGAAGATAAAGTTGCAAATAGCGGCCGCCTGTTTGTGGCGAAGAACAGAAATGGGCCAGATGGGATTGTCTTTCCCATTTTTATGGACACCGCTCATGTGTGTATCAAGGTGTTGGAGCAGTCTGAAGACGGCGAAAGCATCCACGTAAATATTAAAAAACAAAAAGAGAACTTGGTAGAGAAATATAAAAAATTTAAGAAAAATAATGGAGGCTAGAAGATGTTTGATGAAAGTAGTGTGAAAGAGGCCACTCTTGAATATTTTAAAGGCGATGAGTTGGCGACAAACGTCTTTATGACGAAGTATTGTTTGCGCGATAAGAAAGGTCACTTTATGGAGAAGACCCCCGACGATATGCATCGACGCATCGCCAAAGAATTTGCGAGGATAGAAAACAAGTTTGAAGACGGCAAGAATTCTTATCTTACCGAAAGCGAAATTTATTCTTTTCTTAAGGATTTTAAATATATCGTACCTCAAGGTTCCCCCATGATGGGAATAGGAAATGATTATGTTAATGTATCTTTATCTAACTGTGTGGTTGTCGACAATCCACAGGATAGTGTGTCGTCCATTATGGACGCTGGCAAGGACCTTGCTAACTTGTTTAAACGTCGTTGTGGTGTTGGGCTTGATATTTCTGATCTGCGTCCCGAGGGTGCTCCCGTTAACAACTCTGCTCGGACTACTAC